TATACCAGCCAAGAAATCAAAAGTATGAACAGAAGGCCAATAACTAAAACAATTCCACAGTTGTAGCTGGTCAACTGACATATTTTGCACTTTGGATCTAGAAAAACGTTTTTGGAAAAACGCCGATATAGGCAAACGCCAAAAGCATGCACCATTGGGTAGCATGATATTAAAAAGGAGCGCACGACCTGATATAGACGTGACACCAAATATAACACATTCTCCTTCACCTGTTTTAGATTTATCCATGTCATAAAGATACTCTTTTCTTACCTTACAATAAATAGGCGGTATGTTTGCATTTAAATAAGCCATAGTCAATCCTCATTTTATTTCACCCCAGTTTGGACCATACTCGTCATCCACTTTATTAGGGACTTCAAGGTCTACTGCATGTTCCATGATTTCTTTTATCTTATCACCATGTGCGTCTGATTCAACAGAAAAATCTAATTCATCATGTACTTGTATGTGAGACAAAATACCTTCCTTATATAATTCTACCATTGCTTTTTTAGTCATGTCAGCTGCACTACCTTGAATTAATTTATTTAAAGCTTTGTATGTGAATGCTCTTCTTGCATCATTTTTATGCCAATAGTTTTTCTTTTTTTTCTTTTCCTTATCCAATATAAACTCTCCATTATCATCTTTTAACCACTCACCCATTTTTTGTAGTTCTAACATTCTTTCATGATCTTCTGCAGGTACAAACGTACCCCAATCACTACCCCTTAATATTGGTTCATATTTTGGAAACCTGCAACGTCTATTCAATAAGGTTTTTACTTCACCTTTATCTTGTGCTTTCTTCGTAGCTTTATTCATTAGTTGTTTTACAAACGGAACTTTGCCGTGATACTTCTCAAAAAGTTCTTCAGCTTTTTCTTTTGATACACCTAGCTCTGCTTGAAGCTTTGCTTTACCCATACCATAAAACAATCCAAGATTAATTGTTTTTGCTTCTGTTCTAGGTATCTCAGCCATCTCAGCAACTATCTTATGAAAGTCTGTCGATGGATCTGAATCATATGAATCTGCAATTGTATTTACAGATGGTAATTCATAACGTAATGCGTAGTGCGCAACTAACCTTGGTTCCTGTTGCGAGTAATCAAAACAACCCCACCTGCAGTTTTCTTCTGGTATAAACAAAGACCTAATCATAGGACCTGTTACGGGATCTCTAGCAGGTATCTGCTGTAAGTTAGGATTAGAATAACTAAATCTGCCTGTAACTGTACCACCATCGTCTGATCTAATTTGATTTATCTCTGCATGTATTCTGCCTAAATGTTCGTGTTCAATTATAGTATCAATAAATGTAGTTCTCACCTTGTTTATTTTTCTGGCTTCTGCTATTAGTTTAACTACAGGATGTGAATGATTAGTAATAAAATTTTTTGTAAAAGATGGTGACTTTGTTTTTTCAGTTAAATCGTAAGATAAATTTAGTTTTTCAAAAACTTTGGCAATACTTGCTGCTGCCCATATTTGAACGTCTATGTTACTATCTTTTTTTATTTTGTGCAGTAGCATCTCTTCTTGTAGTGCTAATTGTCGTTTCAATTCATGCGCTTTGCTCACGTCCACTCTCACTCCAAGAAATCTCATGTCAACAAGACAGGGAAAAAGACTAGTTTCTAAATCAAATATATTTTTTAAATTTTGTTCCTCAATTATTTTTTTAAATAATTGCCAAAGTTCTAAAGTTAACTCTGCATCTTTTTCTGCATACTCTCCAACTTCTATTGCAGGTAGTCTCCACATGTCTGCTTTTGCATCCAAACCTCTTGCTTTAGCAGCCTCAATTAATTTTGTTTCATTTTTTCCTTTTTGTAAATATGCCCATGACAAAGTATTTAAAGTGTATGAGTATCTATTCTCGTTAATTAAAGATGCAGCAATCATGGTGTCGGCCACTAAACCATTGATTTTTATACCTAATTTACGTATCCAACATACGTCGTACATTGCGTTATGAAATATTTTTGTAGCAGGTAAGGCACAAACATTTGTAAACCATTCTATAACTTTTTCCCTGTTCATGTTTGGACCTGTCTCATGTGCAATCGGATAATAACCTTTCCAACCTTCTACGGCTACAGCAAAACCAACTATCTCACCTCTACCTACAACAGAACCAGATCCTTTCTTTTTTAAGTCAGGATCTTTAGTCTCTAAGTCAATTGCAATCTCCTTGTGCTTACTTAAGTCTGGAAATTCTTTTGGAGGTAACCACTCAGTTTGAGGTAGTATCATCTTTGTCCTTCTCTATGTTTTTATTAATTATATAATGAGCTACTATTGCACCAACAAATAATCCTATGATGCCAATAAATAACATTCCAAAACCATAACTTGCTGTCATAAAGGCAAACTCCCTATAAATATTTTCCATTTAAAAAAATAAATGGCGGTTAATAATGTAAAAAATAATAAATGAGATAATGCTTTTATCATTTTGTATCTTTCATTTTTTTTATTTCTAATTCACAATAATGAATTATTTTTTCTAAGTCTTTTATCTTATCCTTCTCCAAATATCTACAAACATATTTTACAACGTTCCCTTGAAAAAAACTAAGATTGTTTTTAGAAATAAATTCGTAGGGCTGTATCTCAAAATTTTTGTAATGTGATCCCCCAATTTGTTTATCCTGTGGGAAAACGCCCTCGAATATTTTATTGTCTGTCATGTATATCTACCTCCTTTTTTTATTTGGTGTTGGCATTTCTTTTAAATAAATTTCATATGCTTCTTTTATTTTTTTGTGCCATTCTAATTTATATTTTTCATCCTTAGTTTTATTATATTGCCTGGCCGATTCATCTATTTGATATTGAAGCATTCTGTCCATGTTAATATGTGGTAGGTGTCAGTATGATGTGATTGATGATTAGATGTGGGATTCGAGACACCATACTAACTTGGTGACCAACCACGACACTACCACATGCCGCTGAACTTATCTCTATCCCGATCGGTTTATACTCATGGTATAAATTCATTATAATTTGTATCCTTTTCTTTGTATTCTTGCTTTTAATTTATATAGATTATTTTTTGCACGAGTAACTCCAACGTACCAAACTCTGTGTTCCTCATCTTCTTTGTCTTGGCTTTTCTTTATTGACTTTAATATCTTATCTCCTAAATCTAAACATAGTATTACATTATCTTCTTCTCCGCCTTTTATAGCGTGTATAGTGGATATCCATATTCTTGGTGACTCCTCTAAATTTTCTCCTGCTTCTAATAGACTAAGTAAATAATCTTTATCTTCTTGATTTGTATTTTTAAAAGACTCATACCAATCTTTTTTATAATCTGGTTCTTCTCCCATAAATTCTTTAAGTTCTTTTAGTTCCTTTTCCTCTAATTTATTTCCATTTTGTATAGATAAATAATTTTTTACAGCTTTATATAATCTTATTTTAATACTTTTACCTCTGTTACTTTCAAAATAAATATTCTTTTTTCTTAATTCATCTTCTATTTTTAACAATCTTGACACAGTTCTTGTTAAAATCAACCATTTTTCTTTTGATAAATTAACTTGATCTAAGTTAGCTATCTCTTCACACAAACCCTTATAATCTCTTGGATAATAATTTTTTATTTTTCTATCTCCTATTATGTTTTCTACACACATTTGTGATTGTTCTTGCACAGACTTTGATATTCTTTTAGAATACTTAAGTATTTTTTCTTTCGCAGGTTCATTTATAAATCTATTAACATCAGCTCCCGCCCATGCGAAAATAGCCTGATCATCATCACCTGCAAGATATATGTCTTTGCTTTTTTCTTTTAATTTATCATAGAGTTTCCATTGTAATGGCGATAGATCTTGTGCCTCATCTATAAATACAACATCAAATTCTGGAATTTTATTTTCTTTGGTTAATAACATTTCTATCATGTCATTGAAATCAATAAGTTTCTTTTTACTTTTATATTCAGTATAATTTTCTGATATGTGTTGTAACATAGACCATTCAATTTCTTTTGAGTTATGTTCTCCACGATCAAATTCATTTCGTATATTTTCACATCTATTTATTGCTCTATGTATAATTTGAAAATAAGGATTGTCGCAAGTCAAAAAATGTGATTCTTCCTTATTATATCTATCATAGTATTTTACTTTTACGTTTAATTTTTTTCCAAAATTTTCATAATGATATGGCTGCATTACATCTTCTTCTTTTAAATCCAATATATTAAATGCAAAAGAATGAAGTGTTTGAAAGTATATAAGTTTTTTATCTGGTGCAGGCATTCTTTTTTTAGCCTCACCTGCAGCCTTTTTAGTAAAAGCAAAGTAACCTATTTTATTTAAAGGAGTACCTATTTTTACATACGCTTTTGCTCTACTAATTAATTTGTGAGTTTTTCCAGTTCCTGGAGGACCAAAGTATTTATATATCATTATAAAATATCTTCTTCATCCTCAAACTCTACTATCTCTCTTATGTCTTTCTTTTCTTCAAAAAGATAAAGAGGTATCCTTAGTGTTTTTATAGGTGGAAAATAATCTCCATTAGAATTTTTTCCTGGAAACCTTTTTGGTTTATTAAACAAAGCTTTTCTATCTTTATTCTCACTTCTAAATATTTCTTTTATCATGTATGAAGTTCTTTGTGGATCTATCTTCCATTCTTTTGTTTTTAAATCTGCATAGAACTCATCATAAACAAACCATGCATACTCATTATCTATAAAAGGTTTACCACTTTCAAAAGATTTATACGTGGTTGCTTTTGGTCCATAAATATATTTATGTAAATGTTTTTGTAATACGTCAGTCGGGCTTGTCCCCTCTGCAGGTTCTATTATTTCTACTTTTTCTTTATCAAACAATGCTCTCATTATTTCTATAAATTCATTACCTTTTACGTTTGGTGACACTACAAAAGCTTGTTCCATTAATAATGCTCGTAATGCTTTTTGACTCTCTAATTTGTAGATATCTTTTGCATGTATTTGAACTGTTTCCCCATCATCTCTTTCAACAGTAAACTTCCATTCTGGTGTAGGTTTATAATTTATTTTTTGTAATGCATACATTCTAGGCCATGTTTCTTTGTTATCTGACAACACACCATATTTTCTTTTTACACATACACCTTTAACACAAACAGGAGAAAGTAATTCTCCATTGCATTGATAACCTTTTGTTTCTTTGTCCCAACTTTTAATCTTAGATTTAACATGATCATCTGTCCATTTTGAGTCAAACTTAAAATAGTTTCTAGCTGCCTGTACTATTTTATCTTTCCAATTGTCTTTGTATTTTTTCTTAGCAAAGACCATATAATTATATAAAAACCTATCTCTATCATCTTGCATTATTTCTTTTGTTAATATACCTAAACATGGCGGTCCATCATCAAACTCTTCACCACTACCTCTTAATTCATCTGTTATAATTTTTTCTTGAATATCTTTTAATTGTTTTTTGTTTACAGCATTTAACTCAACACATTTTAAAAATAAATCTAATGACATTTCCTCACCATCTGGTGATAATGCTCTTCTGTCTTGACCGTTGTATGGAAGATTTATAAAGTTACCATTTGTTTTGTTATCTTCATCTGATTTTAAATTAGTTTGTTTTGGAAATATTTCTGTCTTTATGGATAGTTTAAATATATAAAGCATTTGTTCTAAGAATTGTCTAATCTCTATTGCTTTTACAAACTCTGTTGTAAAAACATATAAGTGAAGACCACCACTTTTAGATAGTATTGGTATAATTGGTAAATTTTTTTCTTGAATTGTTTTTAAATAAAATTCTCTATCTATTGGATATTTATCTACATCAATAGCACCAAACCTAGCTGTGCTTTCATCAGTGCATGGTTGAATACCTATAGATTTAGTTCCTTTTAAATGATCTTTGTAATCTTGATCTGTTACTTTTTCTTGAGACCATTCATGTTTATATTTCTTTTTACCAGTTTCTGGGTCGGTGTAGCCTTGATTTGTTTTGCAAACGCCGTAGTTTCTAGTGAGCCCACTAAAATACTTTATAAAGTCTTTCATCACATCTTCCTGTTATGAGGCGCCTCCAGTCTCCCTTCAGCGCCCCGTTTGTACAAACTCTTCTTAAGATATTAGATAATATCTTGAGACTTTGTAGAGTCAACCTTTTCGTATTTAGGCTTAGCTGAACCTTTGAAAGCTTCTTCTTGAAGCTTCTTAGCTGTTTCATAAATATCTAAATCAGCATTGTTAGATAAATCTAACATTCTAACTTTAGATGGTTTATAAACATGCCAGTTCTTATCTCCCCAACTCTTGCCTGCTGTTTTTAGATTGAACACAGCTGCATATGCTGCAGGTCTAAATGAACCTTTAGCATCTTCTGCTCTCAAGTTTTGAATTAAGTTATTTAATTCTCTACCTGGTGTTAGGTTAGAAGATCTCATTGCAATAACAGCTTTTCTAACTTCTCCATCTGTTAGTGCAAGAACATAGAAGTACATAGTTTTCTCACAGTAATTACCATTAGATAATCTGTACTTTCCATTTTTTTCTTCTACGGCATCTGCAGGTGGATTCATGTGAGTACCTACAGGAGCTGCTGCGCTATCTCCTCTCTCCTGCCATTCTGGAAATCTAGTTTGTGAATGACAAATAACTATATCTAGTCCTTTATCTCCACTAATTAAAGATCCAAAACTGCTTGAATATATCATACCAGGTTGTGCACCTTGCACATGCTTGGCACTTCTCTCGTTACATTCTGGAGAAAGCTGATGAAGAATTTTTAAGATCGGAG